CTGAATATAGAGCGAAATACAAAGCTGAACTTGACGCTTCAATAGCGTATGGAGATCAGATAGGTACGAGAATGGGTGGTCCTGGTGCTATGGAGCAAAAATCACTTCAAGACATTAAGGGTGGTGATATCAGAGACCTGAATAGATTCGTTAGGTCATTCTCAACAAATGAAAACGAACAAATTCTAAGTTCACTTACAACACTTGGAGTCCCAACTTCAAACGTAGTAATGGGGAAAAGAGAGCGTGGTGCTGAGTTTGAAAACAAGAAAAAAGCTGCGAGGGGTCTTGCTTCATCGCTATTTGGTCTTGGGGCTTATACAAGTTTAAGAATGGCTGTAGGAACCCTTATTATGGGATTGTTTGGAGCTATATTAAATGGTGATGATTGGGATGATGAGTTTGATTATTGGGATTGGGATGTATTTAAAGCAAGGGTTTTAGGTGATACTGTTTGGACAGCATTGTTCGGAAAGTTTGGAATTGTAGAATCTTTGATAGCTCAAACACTGATTTCTTATGGAATAAAACAGGCATACAAAGCGTCTGGCAAGGAAGAACTTGGTAATAAAATTGCTGATGGAATGTTCTATAGTACTATTGATCAAAACGATAAAGCAACGAAAACATTTAAAATGCTTGGTCCAGAAGGAAAACTTGCTGGTAGTATATTAGAGACAATGTACATAGCTTCAGACGCATATGAAAAAGAAAACTTTGACCTGCTTTCAGATCCAAGATTCAAAAACAACCTGTTCACAATATCTAAAGGGGCTATGAATATACCATCTTCTCAGGATGTTGGTGTCGGAGTAAGAAAAGCTTGGTACGGAAGAGATGAAAATAGAAAGGTAAGGGAGTCATTTGGGAAAATGGGTGACTCTAAAATAATAGACCGTTCGGAAAAAGAGGTATTACGTCTCTATAAGAAAACGAGAGATAGATTCGTACTGCCTTCTATTATAAAGGATAAGCCAAGAAGAATAAGAGAAAGAGGTGTCAGTTTTGATGTGTTCATAGCTCCATTCAGCGTTAGAGACCTTCAGAAACTAAAAGGAGATTTCATCAAGCGTGAGATGGATAAGTTAATGACAACAAAGAAGTACAGAAATTCAAGTGATTCTGGTAAGATAGAGTTACTGAAGGAGGTTTATAAAAATTGGAATAACGCAAGTTCTATTAAGAGTATTTCAAAAGGAAAGTACGAAAGTGTTGATGATTTCTATCTAAAAAATGCAAGTATGAAGCCAGTACCATCAAAATGATACCGTTCCTGACACGCACAATGTTATATCCTCAAAATTCCGTACCTTTGAGTTATGCCGAAGGATGCGTGTTATAGAAAAGTAAAGGCTAAGTACAAGGTGTTTCCGAGTGCAAGAGCATCACAAGCTATAGCAAAGTGCCGTAAGGCGAGTGGTACAGTAAAGAAGAGTAAGTCAGGAACGGAGCTAAAAAGGTGGGAAAAGGAAAAATGGGTTGATACCCGAACAGGTAAAGCCTGTGGTGCTGGTGGTAAGAACGAGTATTGCAGACCTACCAAGCGTGTTTCGAGCAAGACACCTAAGACAAAGGGTGAAATGTCAGGTTCGGAACTCGCAAGAAAGAAGAGGGAGAAGAGTAAGGTTGGAATGGGTAAACGAGTAAAAGCGGTTAAACGTGGCAGAAAATAGTAAACATAGCAGGGCTAAAGCGACCATGAAGCGTTTAGGGATCAGCGGATTCAATAAACCTAAGAGAACCGCTTCACACGCTAAAAAAAGCCACATTGTAATGGCTAAAGAGGGTGACAAGACCAAGCTTATCCGTTTTGGTGAGCAGGGTGCGTCAACTGCTGGTAAACCCAAGAAGGGCGAGTCAGAGAAGATGAAAAAGAAACGTGCGAGTTTCAAAGCTCGTCACAGAGAGAACATAAAAAAAGGCAAAATGTCTGCTGCCTATTGGGCGGACAAAGTTAAATGGTGATAAAATGGCTTACGGTAAAAAAATGTCTGGTAAGAAAATGTCTTCAGCAAAGGCTTGCGCTAAGTGCAAAAAGATGGGCAAGAAGTCTTGCAGTTGTAAAAAGTAATAGGAGATGGCGATAACGGCTATATCACATACGGTATGTCTTGACTGTAGTCAAAATGAGTTCAAGGTAACTGGATCCATAACTGGCTCTCCAGAATCACCAACAAACAGCCTGTCTGTAACGGATCCAAGTGGGAACACTGTCGTTTACGATAATGCAACGATAGGTGGTGACCTTTACACGAGTCCATTTGAATACACTGTCTCTGCTGGTAGCACTATCATCACAGGTGGTGGCTCAGTAGAGGTAGCGACATTGAATTGGACTACTACTGCAAACACTACGTACTCATTTATACTGAGAACAATGGTAAATGGGTACGTGCAGGATTATCCTTTGTCTTTTACGACAGGAACGTCACCAATAAACGATGATATTGGTGAGTATATTCAGAATACTGTAAACGCATTGCCTTCTTTTTTAGGACTTGCTACAGTTGTTTATACTCCTACCGCCACATCAATAACAATTCAGGGGCAGCCAAACTACTACTTTGGAGTTGATGCATTAGTAAACCTAACTGCAAGTGGTATTACACCAAGCCCATCGTCATCATTAGGCGCAACATTTATAGATGGTAAATACACTGTAACGTGGACTCTTACAGATGACGGTACGACATCCACATCAGTTACAGAGTCATACTTCCTTTGCAACGTAGAGTGCTGTGTAAGGGGTAAGATGTCTGCGATTGATGTAAGTTGTGATTGTGTCGGAGACAAGAAGAACGAGGCTGCGATTGAAGCAATGTTAATGTTGCAAGGAATCAAAGCCGCTGCTGCCTGTGGAAAGGATGCAAAAGCTGATAAGTTGCTTGAAGGACTTCAGGCGATATGTAATAACGAATGTAAAAGCTGTTAAAAAATGAGCTGTAATTCATGTTCAAATGTAACATTACCTGGAGTTGTAGGACCTGTTGGGGCAACTGGTGCGACAGGCGCAACTGGTCCTTCTTCAACCATTACTATTGGATCCGTTACGACTGGATCACCAGCTGATGTTGAAGATGTTGGAACACCAGGTGCTGCTGTATTTAATTTTACTATTCCGCAGGGTATTCAAGGTTTACAAGGACCAGCAGGGGTTTCTGTAATTGAAATTGACACTGTTTTGGGTGGTGGAGTAACTACTCAGACATCTGCTGTAACTGCTCAGAAATCATTTGACATACCTGCGAATACATGGCAGAATGATGGGGATATGGTTGAGCTTGAAATTATGGCTGTTGGAGAGTTCTTTGACGGGGCATTCCCAAACATTTATCATAGAATATTTGTGACTCTTGGAGAGGCTCCTGGAACAATTTACCCTATAGACATAGATAGCATATTCACCTACTTTTTTGGTAATGGATATATTGGATCACAATCAAGATTTGAACCTTTCATGCATTTAAGGGTTCAGTTGTCAATGTCATCAACTGGTACTATAACCCCAATAACAGACTTCTATTCAAGTACTGGTAGTTATTCTGATGAATCAACTACTCTTAGTGGCGATAGGTATATATCCAAACAAAGAGGTGCTAATTTAACAGGTGTTCCAGTTTCTTCGGATATTCCTTTAAAGGTTTACATGGTAAGTCCAGATGCTAGTGCAAGCGCAAAGCTTTTCTATTTTAAATTAACTTCCTATAAAGCTTAAATATGGCTGTTAAGAACATACAAACAATTACCGCTTTAAGTAGTGGTACTTTAAATGTAAATGTAAGTAAGCTTCCAACTTCTCTTATTGACACTGCTTCAGTTGTTAGGGTAATTGGAACAGTGACTCTTTCGGGTAATTTGAATATTTCTCCGACAGGAACACCGTCAAAGAACGCTGCTATTAAAATTCTTTGGGAGGCATCGGTAACTCTATCTGGAAATAGTGTTGTGATATTCGGTGAAACTGTTCCTGACGAATTAGCCGCAACAAACTTTGTAGCTGAATGCGTTTACGATGGTGCTGCTTGGGTTGTAAACATACTTCCTGACTTTGCAGGAACAGGTATAATAGCAGGTAAACTGCTTGCCGCTGATTCTGTTTCAACAGCAAAGATTCTTGATGACGCTGTTACCAACGCTAAACTTGCCAACATTACAAGAGGAAGTGTAAAGGTAGGCGGTGCTTCAGACGCTCCTACAGATCTTGACGCAAAGACAAGTGGGAATATTTTGGTCGGAGACGGTACAGACATTGCGTCTGTTGCTGTAAGTGGAGATGCTACTCTTTCTTCGGCAGGAGCGTTGACAATTGCAAACAGTGCGGTTACCACAGCAAAGATAGATGCTGCTGCTGTTACTGCTGCAAAACTTGATTCAAACTCAAACAAGGCTCAGATAACCATTCCTATTTCATTTGAGGATGCATCTGAATTGGGAGTTCTTGAATTTAAAATGTGCTTTGATTGTACGGTTGACGCTATTCATGGAACAGTAACAAAGCCGTTTGTTTCAACAGGCACTCATATATTTAAGGATGACACTGGTACTGTACTGACAGGGTCGCAGATAGATATGTCATCTGCACTTACACTAGGCAACATCGTATCGACAACACCCACAGCGAACAATTCATTCAGTGCAGGGGATGTTATCAAGATAGAGACATCTACATCTGGGGCTGTTGGTGGCAAGTCTGTTATCGTTTTATGTTGCACTAAGGTATAATGGGCTACAGGATAGAAAATAAGGCAACAGAACTTCTTATCTATGATACAGATGGGAAGAACATTACTTATTATCCTAAGTCAGAACTGTCCGTATCTGCTAGTAATGGGAATATCATCATTACAAGAACAGTAGGTGATTCTGTAAGTAACATATTCAGTCAGGAGGCATCAAAGATAGATGATCCATCAGTTAATTCAGTGTATGAACTTGTTACTACAATAAAGGCGTACCTACAGAGTGATGGAGGAGATAGCTTCTCAGGTGGTTGGGCTGACTATGCTGATTTTGCTACGACAGGAACACCATTGAATGTTACTGCTGTTTACAGCGTAATTACCAATGACGGTCTTGGTATAAATACAAACACATCATACCTTCCAGAAGGAGTTACACAGCTTTGGGATTCATCCACAAACTCTTTTGATTGGAGCGAGTTGAAGGTTGGAGATATGATTGATATACGACTTGATCTTTCTGTTACAACCGTAACAAACAATACTGCGGTAGACGTAGATTTGTTTATGGGTTTTGGTGGGTCTATTGATGTTCCATTCATATCTGCTCAAAACTTTAAGACGGCAGGGACATATAATCTTATCAGATATCAGGGACTTTATATAGGGAGTGATGATGTAAGAAATAATGCCGCACAGTTAAAGATAAAAGCTGACAATAACTGTACTTGCGTTGTAAATGGTTGGTATGTAAGATACACTAAGAAAGGAGTATGATATTCAGTGAGCAGAACATAACGAACAGAACGGTATTAGCAAGGTGTTGCTTCGCTGATATGGTCATTGATATGCTTGAAGCTCGTGCCATCGGTGACACTGAACTGTACGAGTGTAAAAAGAAAAAGGCAATGTTCCTGTCATATGCTATTGGAGAAATGTGTACCTACATCGATGAAGGTATTTATACATTGAATCAAAGCACAGATACAGAGGTTTCCTGCTTCAAGGATTCTGTAGCAAAGAAGTTCCTTGCCCAAATGGATGAACTATGTGGATGTCCGTGTGGATGTTCAGACGCAAAGATATTAGACGATAATCTACCTAAATACATTTAAAATGTCAAAATTATCACCAGGCGAAGTAGAAAGCCTAAACAAGTTGAGAAAGGTTGTAGGAAACGGATGTAAGAATCTTGTAGCATCTGTATCATCATACACAGGACTCGGTGCTTACTCTTTCATTGTGCAGGAAGATACTGCCATCAGTCTGCTTAAAGTTAACGGTACTGATGTTACTTCTGACTACGGTCTTGGAGGTGCTGTTACTGTTAAGGGAGGCGCATACTTCGTTGTGCCTGAAGGAAGCGCAATAACTGATATTACTGTTGATAGCGGAAGCGTTATCATATACAACCTTTAAGTAATGCCAGGTATCCACAATGGCATAGGGACTACTTTTAGAAGCTCTGCTTTTGGCGGTGCTGCCCCTGTCAATCTTGACTTCGTATCAACTTGGGATACAACTTTACCAGGAAGCGCATCTGACACTATTGTACTTCCGCTATTATCAGGTGGTACGTACTCAGGCTCAATCGATTGGGGAGACGGGTCTAAATCAGTTTTAAGTTATGCCAACCGAACACACACATACGCTTCTGGCGGTGTCAAGGTGATAACCATATCTGGGCAAATTGATGGCTGGAGATTTGGAAACTCGGGCGATAGGCGTAAAATTACTGACATCTTTAATTGGGGAACGCTGAACATTACAACAGATGCAGCATTTCACGGGTGTAATAATCTTGATATAACTGCTACTGATGCGCCAACACTTTCAGCTACAGATGCAACATCGAATTTGTTCAGAGAGTGTACGAGTTTAACAATACCTAATTTAAGTAGTTGGGATGTTTCAGGTTGTACTGAATTTAAGAGCTGTTTCTTAAATTGCATAAACTTCAATGGTAACATTGACAATTGGAATATGTCATCTGCATTAACACTCGGCAATCCATCATTTAACAATTTCGGGATGTTATCAGGGTGTACATCTTTCAATAGAGATATAAGCGGGTGGGATGTAAGCAATGTGACAGTTTTCGCTGGTCTGTTTAACAATTGCGATGCATTTGACCAAAATCTGAGTAGTTGGAATATGTCATCTGCTCAGAATGTAATATCAATGTTCTATAGTTGTGCGTTGTTCAACAATGGCGGTTCAGATGGAATTAAAAATTGGGACGTTTCAAGCGTGACTCTTTTTGGCACAACAGCAAGTGGAGGCTCTGGAGGAATGTTTGCGCACACTTCTGCGTTTAATCAGCCTATAGGAAGTTGGACAATTAACACATCTGCAAGTGTGGTTATGTCGCAAATGTTTTTTAATTCTGCATTCAATCAAGATATATCAACGTGGGATGTGTCTACGGTAACTAGGTTTGATTCGATGTTTCAGTCGGCAATCTATAATCAACCGCTTAACGCTTGGAACACAGGCAGCATTACGACCATGCGTGGAATGTTCAACAGTAATTCGGTGTTTGACCAAGACATATCAAATTTTGACGTTAACCAAGTTAGCGACCTTTTCAACTTCATGGTCGGTGCTACACTATCCACAGCCAATTACGATGCGTTATTGATTGCATGGGATGCACAAGGTGCGATGTCTTATAGTGGAACTGTGAATTTTGGAGGCAGCAAATACACTGCGGGCGGAGCAGCCGAAGCGGCAAGAACAAGCCTTATATCTAAGTGGGGCGGAATAACAGACGGTGGACCAGCTTAAAACAAGACAATGAACGAAATACGATTTCCTGAAGTACGAACCTACTACATCTGTTTTGATAATGAAAGAACAGAAGTAAAATCATACGGGTGGGTAGAGCCGAACCAAGTTTTTGAAACGATTTGGATATTTGACGAATTTACCGATGAGGAACAATGGATAGCCGAACTATTGGTTTGGGGCATCGTTCCTGA